AAAGGAGTTTGTCGTCTAAATGCAATATTACTTGGAGTAATAGCAGCAATATCAGAAGAAGTAGGAATATAATATTCGCCACCATCTGTAAAAACTTGTAAGTTTCTTGAAGAAACAAAATGTCTAACTTCATTTACCCTGTCTCCAGCGATAGCAACATCTATTGCTTCATTCGCGTTCCCACTTCCAACATCAAAGTTGAAATATTCCCCTACTTGACTTGCAACAACAGAAGATGGTTTTGAAGAATTACCACCAAACCATAATCTATTATCATGGAAAGATACAGCTTGAGGATATCCTCTATGACTTGACCA